TGTCAGTAAACATTTTCTTTGCATCGGGTCCAGACTTTGAGAGTATACCAAATCTAGCATCTGTAGATATTGTTGCCTGGTTAACGGTCTCCCCACTTGCCATAAACGAAAAGCCGGATCTTCTATTCTTAAGATAACACATTCCGTAGGATCTATAGTCAGATTTACAAGCCTCCCAGAATATGTAGAATAATCTGTTTGATTCCCGAAAGTCCGGTTGGCCAACATCAATTTTACTCCACTGCAAGTACATGTAGTTAGTACCAGTAATATAAGTAGGCTTGCCTTTATTAATAAACCAAAAGCCTTCGTCGCGCCTTGTAAATTCCTTGTCAATATAGTCATACCATTTTTCTTTGAAATCTATTGGATACTCTTCCCAATCAAATACAGATTTAATTTTATTTAGTTCTTTAGGATATGCAGTATAAGACCATTTGTCGTTTTCAAATTCTACAACATCTTTTTCCTTAGGCAATCCTATAATAAGATTTTGTATTTTATATATTTCGCCGATCTCCCCGGTTTTACTAATAACTATTATATCGTGTTCCGCATTATAGCCATATTCCCACTTCTTATACCTATTCATTCTATTTAGAACTTTAGGTTTTACGTAGTCTTTTAAGACTTCATACAAAGTTTGCTTATACATTTTTAGATCTTCCTTCAGCAAAGCCTTTAAAAGATTTTTCTTCTTTTACTTCTTTAGGCTTTTCGTTTAATAAAGCTTCTTCAGCTTCTAATCTATTTAGTATTTCAAATGCATCAAATATAGCTAGCTTTTTTGTAGCTGCTGCATTTTTTAATCTATCTGCTGTGATATCATCTCCTGAATCAACAATAGCCTCTTTAGCTACTTTAATTAGTTCCTCAACTGCTACTTGCCCAGCTTGGATTATATTCAACTTCGTTTCCTTGGTGTTCATATTTAATTACAATATCATTAGATTTCATACAATATAAACGCTTGCCATCAATTAAAAATTCCCATTCGCCGTTAGGCGTATAGCCCACCAGATCCCCTGGGTTAATATTGAGTGCTTTTAAAGAGCTATTGCCGTATTTTAATATACCAATAAGGCTTTGCTCTTTATCTAGCGTTAAAGACTGATTGTCTTTTATAGGAGTAATAAAACAACGATCACCAAACGAATGCCAACCGGTTTTATTTTTATATAAATAGATTTGATCTATAGCGCAAAAATGTAAGTTATCTTTGAACCAAGATCTACTTTTCTTTTTTTTCCCTTTCATGTCATAGAATATTCTAAACACGTTTTGGTGAATAACAATTGTATCACCTATTTCAATACCCGTATTAAATGCTTTGGGTGTTTGTATTACTTTAGCCAATCTATTTACAAATTTAAAATCTTCAATTTTTGTATTTACAATTAACTCTTTGTTTCCAACCTTAACTTTATTACTGTATTTTTCGCCAATGGGCTCTATAATAAAATCGTATATGCTTTTCAATATTCTAAATCATATTCAACGGAGATAGCCATGAGAGAATTAAATTTCTTCCATGGCATTACCTCGTTGTTTTTTTTAATATGAATATTGTAAGAATTATCTGATTCGTCTAAAAGTATGTGAGAAATTTCATGCCCTCCATAAACTTGTTGACCTACAGAATAATGCATAGCATCATTTTTATAGTCTGAACCTATACTAATTTTTCTTACAACAGAAGACATTACTCAGCTACTTTCAAATCAGAATCTTCCTCTATGATTTCATAGGTACCATCTTTTAAATTGATACTTATTTTACCATATTCATTTTCTAATTCTTTTTTAAAGTCTTCTACTTCTTTGCTCTGGGTTATAGCTAGATCTACTATTTGTTTTTTTTGAGATTCTAAAACGCCAACTTGGACTAATAAGTCTTGCATCTTGGCTTGAGATTTAACAATTGTTTCTAGCTGCTCTTCTGTAATTTTTAATTCTTTGCTCATGATTTTTAATTTGATTTAAATTAATTGTTTTATATTAATATAGTTACGTCTGTTTTGTAAAATCTACTATTCAGGTAGATCTTCATATGCGTCTGCATAATCAGCAGGTAAATATGATTCCATATCACTTACTTGCTCAGCACTGCATTCAACCTTATAAAAGTCGTTTGCTAATAACCATAAGAAATGATCTTTAAGACATTGCAATTGCTCTGCTGAAGTTTCTGAGTCTGCAGCTTCCGCCAATTGACCATCTACTTGGCCTACAATAACCGCTTTGTGGCTGTCTTCTGTGTTTTCTGATGTAATTACGTTTTTGTACATTTTTTTTTATTTATGATTTTAATAATTCTATTTCTGCTTTTAATTCCTGTATTGCTTTCACTAAAACTGGTACTAGCTTGCCATAACTTAATTCAAGTTTTTCTGGGTTTTCGTCATATACAAGCCTTAAAGTATCATCGTCTAATGCTTGTACTTCTTGCGCTATAAAACCAAAGTCTTTTTTACCCTTGTTAGATGAGTAAAATTCTTCTCCTTCATTGTCTAATTCTGCTCTATTGTCCCAAACAAATTCTCTTGGCTGTAAAGCATTAATAAAATCAAGCCCGTATTCTAAGTCCTTAATTTCTGACTTATCTCTTTCGTCTGATAATGAAGTTATTGATGTAACTGCACAACGTAAAGCACTAATGCTCGAATTACCTAAAGTTATTTCGTTAGAAACAGTTACAGATGATGCCGCAGCTGAATTACCTAAAAGAGCATTATTTCCACCAGTAGTTATAGTACTTCCAGCAAGTCTTCCAATTGCAGTATTAAAATTTTTAGAACCACTATCCCTCAATGCGTCATCTCCTATGGCAGTATTGCCGGTTCCTTGCCCATTTCTAAACGCTGCCTTACCCATACAAACATTATCAGTACCATCTGTTAGATTGTTTGCAGCTTCATAGCCAACAATTACATTATCTTCACCAGTAGTGATATTTTGTCCAGCTAAAGAGCCAACTAAAACATTTTGTGCCCCAGTACTTAAATCTTTTCCCGCTTCAAAACCTAAAGCAGTATTATTAGCGCTAGTTATTACACCTCCTAAAGCGCTTTTTCCAACAGCAGTATTACCAGTAGCTCCAGTTCCATTTAACGCAGAAAGCGCTTCATAACCAACAGCTGTGTTATCATTTCCCGTACCTTGTCCAGTTCCAAAACTAAAATAACCGTTACAAGCTCTATATCCTATTCCTGTATTTCTTGCTCCTGAATTATAATTTCCTGCTTCATAACCTAAATACGTTCTATAACTATTTGTTGTGTTTTGATATCCAGCTTTATAACCTACATTTGTGTTACTTGCTCCAGAAGTGTTTGAGTAACCAGCTTCATATCCTATTGAAATATGTCCTTGATTTGTGTTATTTCGACCAGCAAAATAACCTACATAAACTCCGTTCCTACCAGTTGCAGAATACCCAGCACTAGAGCCTATTGCAGTTGAATATTGTTGCGTTGAACTTCCAGCATTCAAAGCGTCTGCACCAAAAGCGGTGTTATGCCCTTCACTTGCTGTTAATAATTTTAAAGAATTTCTACCAACCGAAGTATTGTAGTTTGCAGTAGTTAAACTATTTAAAGAACTATATCCTAAACCAGTATTGTAAAAAGCACTTGTTGTTAAACCAGCTGGTACATTACCAATAAGCATTGAGCCTTGACCAGATGTTGTAGTATCACAATCGCTTAAACCATTCAAACTTGATGCGCCACCGCCACCAGCGGCAGCTAATGTAATTAATCCAGTGCCCGAAGCAAATGTTAAAACATCACCGTCTGATGCTCCAGACTGTAAGCCTGGAATTCTTAATGCAGTAATGTTTGCGTCACCTAAAGTAATTTCGTTAGAAACAGTTGCGGAACTTAAATCAGCATCGTGACCTATTGCAATATTGTTACTACCTGTAGTAGCATTACTACCAGCTTGTTGACCAATAAAAACGTTACTTCCACCGCTTGTTAAATTCTGAGCGCATTGAGTACCTAATAAAATGTTTTCAGCTCCAGAAAAATTAGAATTGTTTGCGGAGTTAAAACCCATTGCAATGTTAGAAAACCCTGTTGCAGAATTACCCATATTACTTCCTACGAAAATATTATTTGAACCCGAAGATTTAAGGTTTGCAACTCTTTGACCTATCCAAACATTTGATTGACCTGCTCCATTACCAGCACCAGCTTCTCTACCTATTGCTACATTGTATCCACCTGTATTTAAACGTCCAGCTTGATATCCAATAATAGTTCTATCAGGTTGTGTTGTATTTGAATAACCAGCTTGATAACCTAAATTTGTGTTTTGTAAACCAGTAGTATTTGAATAACCAGCTTCGTAGCCTATACTGTCACCCCCTACGCCTGTGTTAGCTCGACCAGCACTTACTCCTATTAAAATATTTCGACCCCCAGATGCGTTACTTCCAGCAAATCTTCCAATAACAACACAATCTGAACCACCACTACTTGCGTACATCGCTCTGTTTCCAATAATTACACTATTACCAATCCCTGATGTTGCAGCTTGAGCAACTTCTGCACCAATATAAACACCCTGACCTGCACTTGTAACTGCAGCAGCGGCATTATAACCTATTGCAACGTTTCTTGTAAAACTTGTACTATTACATGCTTTTAAAGCTCTATAACCTATTGCTACAGTGTCAATACCACTTGCTAGTGTAGATAAAGCTTCAAATCCAATAGCAATGTTATTATCGCCAGAAGTTAAAGAGTTTCCAGCGGCTTCACCAATAACTAAATTACCAGTTGCCCCAGATAATCCAGATGGTATATTGATAAAATAAGCTGAATCATTTGTTAGATCTATACTTACATCACTTAAACCATTTAAACTTGAAGCGCCACCGCCACCAGCAGCAGCTAGCGTTATTAAACCCGTACCTGAACTAAATGTTAAAACATCTCCATCGCTAGCGCCTGACTGTAAACCAGGTATTCTTAATGCTGTTATATTTGCATCACCAAAAGTTATTTCATTATCAACCGTAGCGGTACTTGGTTCAGCATCATAACCTATAACAATATTGTTATCTGATGTGGTCATAGAAAGTCCTGCATCAGACCCAATTACTACATTTTTAGCACCGTCGTGGTCTCTACCAGCATCAGTTCCTATTGTCACATTATAACTTCCAGTATTAAATGCACCTGCTTGATAACCTACACTGGTGTTATGTTGTGATGTTGTGTTTTGATATCCAGCTCTATAGCCAATATAAACATTTCTAGTGCCACTTGTGTTTGAATAACCAGCTTGATAACCTATTGCAATTGCGCCACTTGCTGTGGTTGCTTTACCTGATTGATATCCGACATAAACAGCATTATTTCCTGATGCAGTATTACCTGCGAGAGCACCAATAGCTGTTACATTTGCTGCATTTGCTGCGCTAAATGCTTGAGCTCCAAAAACGGTGTTTCTGTTGTTACTTGTAATAGCATCTCCTGCTTCAAACCCCACAACAGTATTATAAGCACCACCTGTTAAAGCTTCAAGCGCATTATGTCCTAAAGAAGTATTGTAGAAAGCATTTCCTGAAGTTACACCTGAAGGAATGTTCCCTATAAATTGAGAAAATTCAGCAGTTACTGAACAATCACTCAAACCATTTAAGTCAGTAGCTCCCCCGCCACCTATATCTCCAGGTGCTATACGTACATTGCTTGTTCCATTATATCCTACAACAAACTGTACGTTTGCTGGATCTGTTTGCTCTATAAATTGTGAAAACTTTATATTTGCCATTTGTATTTTTTATTTTATTATGGAGAATTCTCCGTGATCATTAATGCTTTGGCTGCGGCTTCTTCGTTTATGTACTCGCCTAGCTC